GGTATGTGAGAAGACCAGCTACATCCTTTCCACTCAAATTGGTAAGCGTATTGTCCAGCGGTTGTTTACCTGCCAGCGCATTAAGCATTGTCGTGGCAAAGTTCGGATCATTCCCCAGTGCCGCCGCCAGTTCGTTCAGTGTATCCAGTGCAGCAGGTGCAGAACCCACCATTCCTGCAATCGCCGATTTCACAAAAGCCGTAGTGGCAATCTGTGTATTGTTGACCGACTGCGCCGCCGTGGGGGCTGTTGGCGTTCCGGTGAGTGCCGGACTCGACAACGGTGCTTTTAGTGCCAGCGCATTGTTAATGGTAGTACTGAAATTCGGATCATTGTTAATGGCTGCGGCTATTTCTTTCAGCGTGTCCAGCGTGGCTGGCGCACCATTAATAAGGGCCGTCAGTGCCGCCTGTACAAACGCAGTGGTCGCAACCTGCGTGGTATTATTCCCCGCCGCTGGCGTCGGCGCTTTGGGGGTTCCGGTAAATGTCGGGCTTTCTTTGGGTGCATACTGTGAATGCGGGTCCGGTGCGGCAAGATGTTTTGCCATCTGATCATCCGCGTACACCTTCAGCTCCAGTGCCTTGTCATCCACATACTTGCGGGTTGCCAGCACTACAGCAGGGTCGATTTTCAGGGTGATATTGTCCGTGCTGCTGGTAATCAGCACCATGCGCACGGTCTGAGTGCGCCCGCTACCTTCAGCCAGTTGCGGCTTATAGCTTTCCGGGCAGTTTCCCACGGCAATCAATGCCCCGGATTCATCAAACAGGCCCACTTCACGTATCCACCAACCGCCCTCGTTTTCAGGGATCACCTGTTCAGCAATAATCTGGCTGCTGTTCTGTGGGTCGATATAGAGCATATTCAGCGCAGCCCGACGTTTCTCATTTACCAGTGCACTCTGCTTTGCGTCCGGCGTCGGCAATGTTCCGCCACCATCGCCCACCGCCATATGGGTAATTTTTAGCGGCACACCGAGCGCGGCGGCGCTGGCAAGTTTCGCCGCGCCAATATCCGTCAGCAGGGTATAAAATTTTGTGCTCATGGATTCACTCTCATTGTGTCAATAACATGGACCGCCCCGCCTTCATGCGCGGTGCCGCCAGAAATAATTGTTTCGTTGATATACGGATAGATCGTGATTTCTTCGCCAAGATAGCTGGCGGCTCCCACCCAATGCGGGCCGCTGGTCTGCAGATTGATGGACATGCCGATCATGTGGCGGCTACATGGTTTGGCATCGCTTATCAGTCGCTCAAGTTCCAGATAGGTATCTTCAGTGATGCCCTGGTCCTGCACACCGATATCCAGGCGAAACGTGCCCGGAGCCTCTCCGGTCTGCCACCACTCAATAATGCGGATCAGGAATCCGAACGGTTCCACCACCCGCCGCACGGCACTGGTGGTTCCTTTATGCTGATGAATATAAAAAGCATCCTTCACTACCTGGCGTTTGACGCTTTCTGTCCAGCCCTCGTCCCAGCGATCCACAGAGAACGCCCAGGCGAGATAAGGCAGGAAGCTGACCGGACAGGTAGCCGGATTCCACAAGTCACGCAGCGGCACCTGCAGATCAGAAATCCCGCTACAGGTTTGCGCCAGTCGGCGCTCCAGTGAAGTTGAACCCGGTGGCAGCAGACTATTCATCCGTTCCTCCGTTGGTTACGCTCCACTGCGTACATGATGCCGCCTGTGTTTTGTTCAGGACCACATCCGCCAGAGGAGAAGCCAGCTCCACACGCTGCACACCCTCAACATGCAGGGCGGCAAAGATGGCGCTACGGCGAATATCCCGACCAAGACGCGTCTGACTGGCGATGTACTTCTGCAGGCTGGCTTTTGCCGCTGCCATTACCGGCTCTGCTTCCGGTCCCGGATAGAGAAAAATGGTGGCTTCCACGCGATACGGGATGATTTCTGCGCTGCGAACCGTCAGACGGTCAGCCACCGGGCGGACGTTCTCACTGTTCAGAGCTTTTTCCACCACGTCCAGCAGGTCTTTTTCTGCAGTTCCATCGCCTTCGCGGCTAAGGACAGTCAGCACCACCTCTGCAGGTGCCGGGCTGGTTGCACTGGCATCCGCCACCCTACCGTCGGCGCTTCGGGCATGAAATTCATAAGCTGCAGTTGGCCCCGCAACAGAAAGCCCTTCAAAGGCTGCAGGCACACGCAGGCGTAACGCTTCATCGCTTTCCATCACAGCTGCAACGGGCGGCACAGCATCATTATCAGCAGGCGTCACCGTCAGGCGTGTCACGTTGTAGTTGGCAGCGAGCTGGTCAAGATCGCCGCCCATCGCGTAAGCCACCATCACCGCCTGCGCGGCTTCGTTAATGCGCTGGCGCAGAAGCAACTCACGGTAAGCGTTCTCCTGCAACAATTTAGTGACGGGTTCAGATTCCAGTTCCAACGTTCGGATCACGGCTTCCTGCTCATCTTTCGGATGAAGCGCCACAAATTCTGCCTTGCGTTCGGCAAGCAGCGTCTCAAAGTCCGGCACATCCACAATCTGCGGTGCGGGCAACTGCGAAAGGTCAATCACTGCCATTCTCTGCTCCTGTTGATACGGAAAGGGACACAGGCACACCGTTATTCCGCCGCCCGGTCAGCTCCACCACCATAGAACCGTCAAAGTTGCTGTTGATGGTGATGGAATCCAGCGTCAGCCGTGGCTCCCAGCGACTCAGCGCCACATACACTGCCGACATGACCTGCAGGCGTAATGCCGGATTTTGTGGCTGATCTATTAAAACCGACAGGAGGGAACCATATTCCCGGCGGGCAATACGGCTACCCTGCGGTGTCAGCAGAATGTCCCGCACCGACTGGCGCAGATGATCAATATCAGTAATGACTTTGCCGCTGGTATTGTTCATCCCGCTATAAGGCGTCATACCGGGCCTCCGGTTGTATCGCCGCCTTTCAGGACGCCAGTATGCTGATGCGCATCAACCACGATCCCGTTAGAACTCATCGCTCCGCCGCCCTGGGTAACGCCACCATTGATCACCACTTCGCTGTTAATGCGCGTGCGGTCAGCCTCCAGTACAAACTCACTGGTTTTCATGGTGATGTTGTCAGCAGCCTCAATGACCATTGATTTGATGCCCCTGACATACCAGCGCCCGGTGGCGGGTTCGTATTCAAACCAGCCACCGTCAGGATGTTCTGTCACGCAGGCGTCCGCCGACGTCGACGGTGGTGCGAACTGATTCGAATAGACAGCGGGCAGCGCAAAGGCGGTTTCCAGATTGCCGCCCAGACTCAGCAGCACCACCTGCTCACCTTCCGATGGTCGCCACCATGTACGGGCATTCCCGGCACGCAGCGTCAGCCAGCTGATCCAGTTGGTTTCAAGCTCGCCCGTTTTCACCCGGCAAAGCCAGTTTTCCCTGTCCACTTCGGTGACTACCCCTGTGCGGATCAGGTTGGTGATAAGGCGCATGATTTCGGTTAATTGTGCGTTCATAGGGAAAGGTTGCCATCAGGGGAAGAAAGGCGGCAGTGCTGCAACTTGTATCAGTGCTGATACAAAGATCACCCCGCCAGCCATTGCAGAATCATGTCGCGAGTCATTGCCTCAACATCATCATTTACACCCAGAAGGCGACGCTCTGCGTAACGCACCTCCGGTCCCTTACGACTGACGCGATCTCGCAGGCCGTAATGGTGAACGCGGGCAATGCGCTGCACCTTGCCTTCAAACTGCACGCTGGCAGAGTCGGTGCTGGCGGCAGTTTTCAGGTATTTTGTGGTGCGCAGCTTTGCAAACATCTGACGTTTGATACGGCCTTTTTTACTGCGTGCTGTTACCCGTCGCGGTTCATAGCTGCTGCCGTCAGGGTTGCGCTGCATCCTGATATTCTGCTGCTGTGTCCGGCGAAGTTCCTGCGCCAGCTGGCGCATCATGCGGCTTCTCGTGGCTGGTTCCAGATTCGCCAGCAAGGCACTCAGCCAGTCGTCCACCTTCTGCAGTTCAACCACGTTTCACCGTCCACATTTCTTCAGGTGCATCAGGTTCCGCTATAGCTTCAACGCTCGACACACTGCCGTCAGTGCTGACCAGCACACGTTCCGTCAGTTGCAGGTTCAGGCTGATATCACAGACATCGTTGCGCAGAATATCCACCTCAAAGGTGAATAGCTTTTCCCGTAACGCCGGGTTATTGATGGCATCGGGCTGGTTATCCCTCAGCCACAGCAAAACCGGGGCCATCAGCAGATTCTGGTCGCCGCTGAAATCCTCTATCACCACGTTCAGGGTATAGCGGTACTCCCATGACATGGAGCTGGCCCCCGTGGCAACCAGCGAACCGTTATCCACAAACAGATGCAGTTTGTCCGGGTTATTGCGGACATAAGGCACCGCTTTATTGAGGGCGTGGCGCAGGGATTGTGGTTTGTTCACTGTTTCGCTCCTGACACGCAATAATCATGTCCACTTTGTCTGCACAGGCCGCCCAGGCGGCTTCCGTTTCATCCAGCAACGCGTTCAGATCACCGTTAATGCGCGGCGCTGCCTGCTCCAGCCGACACGGCGTCACTCGCGGACAACCACTGACGGTAAGCTGCACCTCCGGTGAGTGCCGGACGTTCCCGCAGCCGGATAATGTCAGCAGGCAAAGGAGTATCAGCCCAGCGTCGTAAATCCTCGTTCTCACGTTTCAGTTCCTCAATCCGGCGTTGTCGTTGTCTCAGCAGTGCAATGGTCTGTTCTGCTTCGGCATAGAGCCGCGCCTGCTCCCGGTTATTGGTTTCAGTCAGAATGGACAGGCTGATAAGCTGGCTGTTGCTCTTTGCCAGCGCCTGACTTTTGCTCTGCAGTTCGTCTGCCTGCGTGCTGATGGTCTGGCTGGCATCAGCCAGACGCCACGTCTGCCAGCCCAGCGCCGCCAGTAATAACGCCAGCACAACCAGCAGCAACCGGTTCATGCGGCTACCTGTTGCGCCATCTGGTTACGTGTTATCCAGAAGGCAATAACGGTCAGCAGATAAAAGACCAGGGTAATGGCCCACCCCGTCCAGGCGAGACTGACGACAATCAGCAATCGCATCACCCAGCTGATAAATACGTTTTCTTTTCGGGTAATGCTCTTCAGCAAAGATGCCCTCAACTCCTGCCAGAGCGGGCCGTTCTTATTTAACGCAGCCAGTGCTACCGGAATTACTGCCCATGTCAGCAGACAGGCTACCCAGACACCAGATGCTGCCAGTACCGGAAAAATCCCCTGTGGATACATCATTGTTGCGATCAACAGCCCCATCCATAACATCAGAAACAGCCCGCTGATTAATTTCTTTTTCATTTCAGTTTGCTCCCTGTAAGCACCAGGCCATCTCCCGCGCACGGCGGTTATCCAGCCCCTGATTAAAAACACCTTTCACATAAACCCAGCGCGGCAACTGTCGGCACGCATCCGCCCAGCGCCGCTGGTTGAGTAATTTCACCAGCGTGGAACTGCAGGCATTGCCCGTTCCCACGTTGAAGGCAAACGACACCACCGCGTCATACACCTTCTGCGGCGGCTGTTGCTTCACACACCTTTCCATCGCCCGCTCCACACGCAGCACGTTGGAGATCAGCCCTTCCGCTGCCTGTCGTTCCGTAATGGTTTTGCCGGGAATGACGCCCGATGTATTACCAATGCCGTCGGTCCAGACACCCGCGCTGCACTGATACGGCTGCAGACGACAGCCTTCGTAATCGGCAATCAGTTTCAGCCCCTCCACGGAGGTGTGAAGCTGCTGAAAACCCGGCAGCGTGGCAGCAATAGCCAGCACGGTCCCGACAAGGCAGCGTTTAACGATTGATGGATTCATAGTCCTCCCGCGAGATCTGCCCGTCGCGCAGAAGCTGGTAGGCTTTGTGTTTGTAGTACCAGTTGATAGCCAGCATCAGCACACCAATCATCAGGCCGCCCAGCGTTGAGGCATCCTTGATGGACAAATCGCCCAGCCAGGCCAGCACGACGGCGATGCAATACGTGATAAAGGCGCTGATTCGCTCAAGCGTCATAATTCAGTCCCATAGCTGGACGGTCTGCACGGTGGTGGTGGTCGGAATGTCCGGCAGCTCCACCTGCAGCCCGTGAGGTAAAAAGGGGCCGTATTCGGCAAGCCCCGGATTTGCCTTCAGTACCTGCTCCGTGACACCCTGCGTGCGCCCGTAATGACGCCAGCAAAGCGCGTCCACCGTGTCATACTGATGCGCACGCACTTTCATCAGATAAGCTCCACTGTGCAGTGCGGCGCATCCTGCACCCGACTGATGGCCCAGCGGGCGTCACGCCACAAATCACCGCTGGATTCCGCCAGTTCCTCGCCCCGCTTCACACCGGATGCCGTGGCGTCATAGTCCTGGTAACGTTCGTTGAGCATGGCGCGTGCCCAGCAGTAAACCGCGTTGAAATAGTGCTGAATGCGCTCGCTTTTGCCGTCCAGTTGTTCCGCCGGGACTTCTGCCAGCGAGGCATACCCCAGCATCTGCTGGCGTCTGCGAAACTCATACAGCTCTGCGTTGACCTCCGAAATTGCCGACAGCGCAACCTGCTTTAAACGCGGCTGCGTCACCGTGCCGTCAGTGCGCATCACGCTGCGAAACTCCGACAGGTCCACATCAGGCCAGAACGGCGTGTTTCTGATGATTTCCGCCTGTTCCGGTGCCTGTTCTGGCGCAACAAACTTCATGCTGCTTTCTCCTGAAATAAAGGGCGGTGGACGGGGTTTTGATGTGGTAGAGCCTTTCGCCACCCCGTGCCGCCCGTGCGCGGGGGCACGTTCTGTCAGCGGCTGTCATTGCGCAGTCTGCGCTCCAGCTGCTGTTTGTCTTTTTTCACGCCACAGCGGGGATCGAGCTGTAACGCATGGTTGAGATGGTTAAGGGCAGAAGCCGGATTGCTTTCACTCAGGACAGCGCCAATCGCTTTATGCAGACGCGCCCGTGACTGGTCCGGCATATCCAGACCGTCTGTCAGCTCCAGCGTCTGCAACAACAGATCGGCATCAAAGCCGGTGGCGGCAAGCATTGCGCTCTGCGCCGCGTCTGCCATTTCCTCTGCCAGCACGGTCTGCACATTGCGGTTACCCAGCGGCATCACCCAGCCATGACGCAGGGCATGACGCCCGATCTCCAGCGCCCCGGCATAATCTCCGGCATCAATGCGCCACAGCATCACGTACATCAGCACGTCATCCTGCTGTGCGCCTCCGGCAGTCAGGACACCCTCTGCCCAGGCGGCGTACTTCGGCAGCAGCTCCACCTTGATTTCCGCTTTTTTGACCGTGGACTGAACGCCCTTGAGACGGCGGCGGTCTTCCGCCAGTTGCAGCAGCATCAGGTCATAGCCCGACGCGTGGCGAACACTGCCGCCCTCGCGGGCGGCCTGTTCAGCCTGAACGCGCAGGCGATGCTGCCGTGCGGGACTCAGGCTCATGGGTTACGCTCCGGTTTCTGCTGCAGCGGCGCTGAAATCGCCAATCTGGATGTTTTCCACCAGTGCAGCGCAGCGGTAGTCTTCAACCACATAGGCTTCGTTAACGGATTCAAAATTTTCAATCCGGTCACGTTTCGGGTTGTCGATAACTGAACGGCGGCGGGTGTCTTCCTGCCAGTAGATGGACAGGTTATCCAGACGGGTGATCAGCAGCGCATTCGGCGGGAAGAATGGCGCACGCACGGCCTGCAAGCCCCCCATGCGTTTCTGACTGATGATCATATCGGCAGCCAGTTTTTCACTGTTCTCCTGCTCTTTGTTGACCAGCGGGAAATACTTGTCAGACAGCAGTTCACGCCCGCAAATCACCACCAGATCGTCATCGTCCTGGTAGACCACGTCGATAAGCTCATTGACGGCATCCATCACCACGGCGTCCAGGTTGGCATATTCGCCACCTTTCCCGACTTTCACCGTACCCGGTGTGGTTTCACCGCCCGTGGTGGTGCTGCCCATGACGTGATCCGGTGCATCCTCACGGATTTTCTGCAACCAGCCTTTGTTCACATCCTGCAGCAGCGGGTTTTCGCTACGGTTAGAGGTTTTCGCGCGCTTCACGCCGTTAAAGCCGATCATGATGCGGTCCAGTGCCTGACGTTTCACGATGGCGTCACGGATACGCACCTGGAAATCCTGAAACTTCGCCCACAGGTCCAGCTTCGCGTAGGTCAGCACCGTGTCAAAGTTGGTCTGCTCGCATTTATATTCCACATCGACCATCAGCGTCGGATCGACAGGTTCACGCTCTTTCGCGGTGGTATCAGTGGTTCCGGCAATGGTGCTGCCAACACCCAGCCCCAGCAACTGACCGGACTGCTCAGTCACTGGCGTGACGTTAATCAGTGTCAGGAAAGCGGCGGACTGCTGGATCTGGTCTTCCAGCGTCTGCTGCACGGACGGTTCGACGGTGAACTTGCTGGACAGTTCTTCAACTGCCACACCGTTCAGACGCGCCAGCTGCTGCAGGTAAGCGTTAAAAGCAAAGCGGGTATTCTTCTTCATCGGGTTTTGTGCTCCATCAGCAATTGGTCAGAGTGTCAGCGGGGGCGTTACCGCCTGTTGCACGCTGGCGGTAGTCCTGGCGGCTGTCTTCATGACTCAGCTTATCCACCAGTTCGTTAAAGGCGGCTTGTTGTGCCTGCAGGACAGTCTCCATCTCAGACAGGCGTTCTTCCTGCTCAGACAGGGATTTTTCGGTGCGCGCACTCAGGTTCTGCTGCTCAGTGGCGACCAGTTCCACGGCCTTATGCACATCAGAGAACCGGGCGTCATCGGACTGCTCTTTTTTGGTGAACAGCGCCGTGACACGGGCAAACAGGGACGGTTTGTCATCCTGGATTTCTTCCAGTTCGATCACCGTTTCCTCTGCAGCGGTAAAAAGATTGGCGGGATTCTGCTTGCGGTTTGCCAGCGGGTTATGGGCTGCACTGGCGCTGAATGTCAGCATTTCAGTGCCCAGACTGGCAGGGTCATCAGTGGCAGCCAGGCCGACCAGGTAGGCTTTGCCCGTATCAGCGAACTTCGGGCTAACTTCCATAGATGTGAATAATTTCTGGCCTTTTTTCACCAGTTCAACCAGGGACTCCGTTGGCTCAACGTCGGCATACAGCGCCATCTTGCCTGCCAGCGGACCTTCCTTGATTTCTTCAGCAAACAGCGCCGTCACCTTGCCGTAGCGGTTAAAGGTGCTGTCCGGCAGATAAGACTTGATGTGCTCAAGGTTAATCAGCGCGGTATACACCGCCGGGTTGTAGCTGGCTGCCATCTGTTCCAGCCATTCACGCTGGATTTCGCGTCCGTCGGTAGTGGCACCTTCCACCCCGATGCGAAAACGCTTTGCTTTCACTGTCATGAGCCGTGCTCCGTTAGAAAAAACTTACTGGAGCCTTATGGTTGCGGTGATGGGGGCAGTGAAACAATGCGCGGTATTTGTACCGATAACCACACAAACCGCAGGCGGGGAAAGCCTTCATTCAAGGCTGTAGGTTTGTGCCATGAACACCACACTGACACCCGCAGATCTCGATCCCCGTCGGCAGGCCATGCTGCTCTACTTTCAGGGATACCGCGTAGCCCGCATTGCTGAAATGCTGGGCGAGAAAGTTGCAACCGTTCACAGCTGGAAAAAACGCGACAAGTGGAGTGAATATGGGCCGCTGGATCAGATGCAGCTCACCACCGCCGCACGCTACTGCCAGCTCATCATGAAGGAGCACAAAGAAGGGAAAGATTTCAAAGAGATTGACCTGCTGGCGCGCCAGTCTGAGCGCCACGCGCGGATCGGCAAGTTTAACAATGGCGGCAACGAAGCCGACTTAAACCCTAACGTCGCCAACCGCAACAAAGGCCCGCGCCGTCAGCCGGAAAAAAATGTCTTCACCGATGAACAGATTGAGAAGCTGGAAGAAATCTTCCATTCCTCCATGTTCAACTACCAGCGCCACTGGTGGGAAGCCGGAAAAACCAACCGCATCCGCAACCTGCTGAAGTCACGCCAGATCGGCGCGACCTTCTATTTTGCCCGTGAAGCCCTGATTGACGCCCTGCTTACCGGACGTAACCAGATTTTCCTTTCTGCCAGTAAGGCACAGGCCCACGTCTTCAAACAGTACATCATCGACTTTGCCAAAGAAGTGGAGGTGGAGCTGAAAGGCGATCCGATGGTGCTTCCCAACGGGGCCACACTGTATTTCCTCGGCACCAATGCCCGCACTGCCCAGAGTTATCACGGCAACCTGTATCTGGATGAATATTTCTGGATACCGAAATTCCAGGAGCTGCGCAAAGTGGCTTCCGGTATGGCTATTCACAAGAAATGGCGACAGACCTATTTTTCCACGCCATCCAGCCTGACACACAGTGCTTATCCGTTCTGGTCCGGTGCGCTGTTCAACCGAGGGCGCAACAAAGCCGATAAGGTGGACATCGACCTGTCCCACAGCAATCTGGCCCCCGGCCTGCTGTGCGCAGACGGGCAATACCGCCAGATAGTCACCGTGGAAGATGCGGTACGCGGCGGCTGTAACCTGTTCGACCTCGACCAGTTGCGCATGGAGTACAGCCCGGACGAATACCAGAACCTGCTGATGTGCGAGTTCGTTGACGATCTCGCATCTGTGTTCCCGCTCAGCGAATTGCAGGCGTGCATGGTGGACAGCTGGGAAGTCTGGACCGACTTTCATGCACTGGCCCTGCGCCCGTTTGGCTGGCGCGAAGTGTGGATCGGTTATGACCCGGCAAAAGGTACGCAGAACGGCGACAGCGCCGGATGCGTGGTGGTGGCACCGCCAGCCGTGCCAGGCGGTAAGTTCCGCATTCTTGAGCGTCACCAGTGGCGCGGGATGGACTTCCGCGCCCAGGCTGACGCCATCAAAAAACTGACCGAACAGTACAACGTGACCTATATCGGTATCGACTCAACCGGCGTCGGTCACGGGGTTTACGAGAACGTGAAAGCGTTCTTTCCTGCCGTCCGGGAGTTTGTCTACAACCCCAACGTTAAAAACGCCCTGGTACTCAAGGCCTACGACATTATCAGCCACCGCCGTCTGGAGTTTGACGCCGGACATACCGACATTGCGCAGTCATTCATGGCAATCCGTCGCGCCACCACCGCCAGTGGCAACCGCCCGACCTACGAAGCCAGCCGCAGCGAAGAAGCCAGCCATGCCGATCTGGCATGGGCAACCATGCACGCACTGTTTAACGAACCGCTGCAGGGCGAGTCCGCCAATACCAGCAATATTGTGGAGATTTTTTGATGAAAGAACATATCGCGCCAGGCGAAACCGTAACTGCAGAAGAAACTAAAAAACCCGTTGCGGAGGCTTTCAGCTTTGGTGATCCCATTCCTGTACTGGACCGCCGCGAACTGCTGGACTATGTGGAATGCGTACAGACAGATCGCTGGTATGAGCCGCCCGTCAGCTTTGACGGACTGGCGCGCACCTTCCGCGCCGCTGTGCATCACAGCTCCCCCATCAGTGTTAAACGTGACATTATCAGCAGTACCTATATTCCGCATCGTCTTCTCAGTCAGCAGGCATTTACCCGTTTTGTGCAGGACTATCTGGTTTTTGGTAACGGCTACCTGGAGAAGCGCACGAACCGTTTCGGTGAAGTTATTTCGCTGGAGCCTGCACTGGCAAAATACACCCGGCGCGGGCTTGACCTTGAAACATACTGGTTTGTGCAATACAGCCTGACGACACAGCCGTATCAGTTCACAAAAGGTAACGTCTTCCACCTGATGGAGCCGGATATCAACCAGGAGATTTATGGTCTGCCAGGTTACCTTTCTGCCATTCCATCCGCCCTGCTCAACGAGTCCGCCACGCTGTTCCGCCGGAAGTATTACATTAACGGCAGCCATGCGGGCTTCATCATGTACATGACCGACGCCGCGCAGAACCAGGAGGATGTGAACAACCTCCGCAACGCAATGAAAAGTGCCAAAGGTCCTGGTAACTTCCGTAACCTTTTTATGTACTCGCCTAACGGCAAAAAGGACGGGCTTCAGATCATCCCGTTGTCGGAAGTCGCGGCGAAGGATGAATTTCTGAACATCAAGAACGTGAGTCGGGACGACATGATGGCGGCACACCGCGTACCGCCGCAAATGATGGGAATCATTCCCAACAACACTGGCGGCTTCGGTGATGTGGAAAAGGCGAGCCGTGTTTTCGTCCGCAATGAGCTGATGCCACTACAAAAGCGACTGCAGGAGCTTAACAACTGGCTGGGTGAAGAGGTGATCCGTTTTGAAACCTATGACTTAGGACTTAAGAGCAAACGAGGCTGACATACTCATAACATCAATAACCGACCAACTCTCACAACGCCTCAGCAGCATTCTGCTGGGCGTTTCTTTTTGCCCTGACATCTCCCCCCCTCCACTAAATGAGGCCGCCAGCGGGCCAGAGGCTGTGCCGGATTTTGGCCATTTTACCCCGTTGCGCGCGCTCGTATCCCCGCCACGCCTGCCCGCTTTGTGTAGTGGTTTTCATGCACCTGCATGAGATATGAAAAAGCCCGCCTGAACTGGCGGGCCGGAGCTAAAACGATCCTCAAACGATCATGCAAATTCATGCAGCATAGTCATGCACTACCCTGCTCTGCGTCGCCAGCAGTCTTTCTCCTGCGTGCGGATGGCTTTTTACCACCCAACTTGCGGCAGTCTTTCCGGTCACGCGCTTCGTTTTCTTTAAATTTGTTATACGTTTCAGTATCAAAAAACGAGATGGTTTCAACTTCGTCTTTAGGGAGCAGCACACGGAAATCCTGGATATTCAGGCGCGACATCCCACTGATAACACCGCTTTCAAGATAGTGCTGATGATAGTTTGTCGTGATATTTATCGTTAGGTCGTCTTTATCACGATATCCGCTCAGCAAGGGGAGAATTTCAAGGTGTTCCGACAATCCATTTTCCAACGCAGGGCAAGTCACCAGCCCTACATAGATTTTGCGTGATGAAAGTGTAGCAATGATAGGAAACTGGCGAGCTGATGCTTCCATGAGCAGCGATTCAAAAGCATTGTTTCCCACTGCCTTTGCCAGTGCATCCCAACGGCGATCCCCCTTTGAAGTACGGCGTTTGTTTAGCCAACCGAACAGCGCCGCGAGAACTATTGAAATCACAACCCACGCGATTTGCTTAATTTCATTGATGCGCTGCGGTTTATCGGTTGTGGTGGATAACATCCCGTTAAAGCTGTCTGGAGTCAGATTCAGCGCATTAGAAAACCAGCGAAACCCACCGCTGATGTTAAGAGCGAAGGTAAGGAAGCCGCCAGCGAGGAAAAAGACAATTCCCCATGCAGCCACAAAAAAATAAGCGTCCCAGCCATTGGAACGCTTATATCTATAACGTGTTGAAAGTGATAGGTTTACATATATAAAACCACTAACCAAAATCACTGCTAAAAGTAATGTTGCCATTATCGGGTTCTGTAATAATATTTTGCTTTAACAGTGCTCGTTTTGATGCCTTCAAGCTTATCCATCTGATCTCGGATGGCTTTCATAGCTTCTTCGTTGGACAAATCTACGGACACAAAACCATCTTTACTCAGATTGAGCTTGTCCTGGTTCTCTTTCAGAACCCGTGCCAAACGTTCAACTGGATTACCCAGCTTCAATGCGGCGATACTTGACATAACCCCTCCTTCTTATACGGCGCGGAAGTGTACACTTCGTCACCAGCAACCACAACAGCAAGTTCCTTATAACTAAGACAACCGTTTTAACTGTTGGTTGCGTTACTTAACTTAAGTTCATTGCCCCTAATCGCGCAAGATGTTTCTGCCTTAAACCACTGCATTTAGCATATATAGTGCCTCTTATGAGAAGCAGGCACTAACAAAGGCAATTTCTAACGCCTCGCACGGCTCGTTGTTCAACCTTGCGGACGGTAAAAGCCAGTTTTATCGTCCGCAACGTTCGCTAATGCAGCCAGCTGTCGTCTTCCCACACCTTCTGCATAATTTTCATCACTTGTTTTCTTTCTTCGTCCAGTTGCAGTCCGGTCAGTTCCACACCGTTATAGCTACCTTTGCGGATACGAATTACCGTTTTTGGATACAGGGGGCGCAGATTGCGGTAAAGCTCGGATTCAAGGGCGTCCAGGGTAGACTGGCTAATCTTCTGCTCTTTATCGATCATTATTTCAATGCGCATAAAAGTCACCTCAGCTGATGACATCCATTGAGCGGTTGTATTCGTGGCTTCTGATTTTTGCCATGAGTTCATCAGTCAATTCAGAAACCCACTGCAGAGCCAGCCCCTTCTCTTCATCACTACACTCACTAGCCGCTACAAGCTTAAGAAAAAAATCAATGCGCTGGAGCTTCAAAGACTCCAAAAAATAGTCCTGCATCTTTCCTCCTATGACACCACAAGCAATACTGTATACATAACCACTGTTTATATTTACAGCATATAATAATCTTACTGATGTAAAACGTTTTTTTACGTTCATCAGCCTGATATGCCTGGTATTATTAAGAGCACGAATTGTTAACCCGCGTAATTAATACAAGTTTCGCCACTTATCATCTTCCTGCAAACGCTGGTTCCGATAGAAGATACGCAGGCCTGCTCCTGACGGAATACTGCCGCCGCGAAGGAGTAAATCGACCTCTTTCTCGCTGCCATCAAATCCTCTGGACTTCAGTTCGTAGACGAGCTGCTGTCGCTGATGGTCTGTAATTCGCTGTTTGTAGTCTTTACGCCGTTTCGGTTTCACCAGGCGTAACCTTGCAGCCAGTTCCCGGCGCTCTTTTTTGCTCATACTGTGCAGGTAATCGTGCAACTCCTTGTCATCCATGCGGGTAATGTCCGTCCTGGTATCCCCATCAGCTGATTTGTCTTTCCCTTGTTGGTTCAAATTTTCAGCAAGGGGACAGTTATTGCCACGAGTCCAAGGGGCGCAAGCGCCCTGGTCGGCTGCCGCCTCCTGAACGTCAACGGCCTTACGAACCATTTTCCACTTCACCGCATGAGTGCAGATCTTGCCCTCTGCAATGGGTGACCAGATGCCATAAATACGAATACCGTGATCGCCATATGCGGTCGGTTCTTCGTTGATTTCATAAGCAGTTCTGATGAGGTGATATTTGCGGGGAACCAGTACGCCGCCCTGCTTCATGATGTAGGTGGCAAAACAACCAGCATCAGCAGCAGCCAGGATTGCATCAAGGCGCGGGTTATCCAGTACCGGCGCACCTGCTTTTTTGTCCCCCTGTTGCCTTGCCGCCTGACCAGCCAGCAATCGCAGTTCACGGTAAGCCTGACGCCCCGGAATGCCAAAGAAGCGGAATTGCTGAACACGATGCAGAGACGCCCAGGCATTAACGTATTCAGCGTTATCACGCAGGGATTTACCCGTTTCCTTGCTGATCTCGCCAGCCAGACCACGCCCGTCAATGTTCTTACTGATGTATTTCGCGATGTAGCTTGTTGGCGTACCTTTGCGCGGGTTTATCAGCTCAGACTTAAAGCGTGGCCCCGTGTTATTGCCCAGCTCCTCGCGGTCTTCACGGATGGCAAACTTACGCAACAATGCAGTAATGGCGCGGCGGTCTTTTTTACGCATGAAACACAACAGGTGCCAGTGAACTGTGCCGTCATGATGCGGCTCAGCCACCCGCACGCCATACCAGCGCAACCCGGCTTTGTGCATAGCCTTACGAAATGCAGCAAACATGCCGACCAGATAATCGCTGCTTTGTCTTACTGTCGCGTTGGTCCAGGTCGGGTTTGGCCTGCCGTTATTTAGCGTGGAATGGAAACGTGACGGACAGGTGATGGTGTAGAAAACGGCGCAGTCACCACGCATTTCCGCGATAAGCTCCAGGCCTTTAACACAGGCCATCATCTCATTGCGGCGATGCGCCGGGTTGCTGCTGCTGGCGTTTACCACATCCTCCATGTTCAGCGTGTCGCCGTCTTCGTTCACCAGTTCATGAGAACGGAAAAACTCCAGCGACTTACGGCGCTGCTCACGTTTATGCATCACGGCTTCATAGCTGACATAGGGAGATGCTTTTTTGCTGACCAGGCAGACAGCACGCAACTGCTCTTCCCGCCATTCGCAACGCATCTTCCATAATTTCCGATACCACCAGTCGGCGCACAGCATACGCGCCAGCGAACCCGGAATGAGTTCATAGGGCACAGGTTTGCGGCGGTTTCTTTTCCGGCGGAGTTGCTCAAACGCAGGCGGTATGACATCCAGTCGCAGGGTTTCTGCAGCCACCTTTTCCCATGTCTTGCGGATTTCTTCTGGCTTAACATCATCGGAGGCGTACAAATCACCACAAGCGGCATCAAGACACATGCTCATATGCGCAGCGACAAGGGTAGACAGGCGTTTCACCTGATCCTGACTCATTTCAGGCAGGATCAGCAGACCGTCCAGCCCTTCATGGCTTGCCATAAAACGAAAAGATGCAGATAGCTGGCTGTCGCGTACATGCTCCAGTCGTTCCAGACATGGCTTAATCGTCTCACGCAAATAGCGGGAATAAGCCTTTGGCCTGCCCAGGCTGCTGAAATATTCAATACGTTGCATCAGCGGCTTGCTGATATGGGAAGGCTGGGCGTTGACGTCGGCCAGAATGACCATGTCCGGATTAAAACGCTGCTGCTCATGCGCCATCTTTGCCCGGCTAATGAGCTTATCCTGCTCCATTTCGCGTTGGACAGGATCACGGGATTCATTAAAGAAATAACGCTCCCAGACCTGATCACTCAGTGCCTCGCGGCGCAGTTGTTCCTGCTCGTTATCAGTAGCGTACAGAGTGATCAGGTTTGAAAGCGCAGAAACCGGCGCAACTTCCGCCGGGTCCAGATAAGGGTTAATGGCCTTTTTCGGGCTGTTCCATGAGAACGATGCGGCAGCTTCGTTAAAGCCGCAGCAGTTGTTCATATCGGCATGACTCATGCACGTACTCCGTACACGGCAGAACTATCCACGCCACGCGAATAATCAAATCCCACCCAGCAGCGCGGCCCGGAAACAGCAATGATTTCTGTTGCTGATTTACCCTCGCCAGCTGCCACACCGATGCTGCGTTTTGCCTTGATGTAGTGGTGAGTAAAATTGCGATACAGCGAACGGATCAGGGATGTGTCACTGTTAGAAACAATGACCGGATGTCCTTCTGATGACCGATGTTCAAGAACGGATGCCAGGTGATACTGGTCATCTTCAGTGAAGCCGTCAGTGTGATAACCGGAAAACGTGCCGTCATACGGCGGATCGCAATACACCACATCCCCCGCCTTCAACATCGCCAGCGTTTCATCAAAGCTGGCGCAGATAAACGTTGCCCGCTGGGCTTTTTCTGCAAATGCGCGAATTTCTTTTTCTGGGAAATACGGATTTTTATAATTACCGTAGGGAATGTTGAAATGCCCGCTCTTGTTATAGCGACATAAACCACGGTAACCGTGACGATTGAGATACAGGAAATATACCGCTTTCATGAAATCAGTAATTTCAGTTGAGTAATTAAACTCCTGCCTTATGTTGTAATAAGCCACCTCCCTGTTTGCTTCCTTAAATAAAACTCTGGCGCGAGATATAAACGATTCACAATCAGCGGCAACCTTTTTATAGAGGTTGATTAAATCAGGATTAATATCCGCAACCAGATAGCTTGGATAATCCGTCTCCATCATCACAGCACAGGAACCCGCGAAAGGTTCAACCAGTCGCGGGCCAGCAGGAAGGTGTTTTTTCAGTTCGGACATAATGGCAGTTTTATTACCCGCCCATTTCAGGATGGTGCTCATACAGCACCTCCTGCAATAACATATCCTAAAGCTTCTAATGGGGTTAATGAGCGAATTGATAGCATCACCCATTGTTCTGAAACTGCCATGACGTCATTAACCGGAAGCACATGAGAGATAACCGCGGCCCATTCCCTACCCGTAAATACGCCATGCTTCCATTCGCAAAGAGAAAGAACATCACCAACTTTATAGCCACGATCGTCTTTACGAAGTTCAGCCGTCTTTTGACCTGCAACCACAGCATTGAAATACTTAGGTGCAATTTTTAATTGATGGATACGCACAGCCCCTGTCATACAGCACCTCCGTTGTAATGTTTGCCTTTCAGCTCTACGATTTCCTGGCAGGTAATGCAAAGCTGCACTCCCGGAATGGCGCGGCGTCGTGCTGGCGGAATTGGCGCTTCACACTCAATGCAAAGCACACGAGACACGCCCGGCGTTCTGGCACGGGCAGCACGGATATGGCGCTGGCGTTCTTCTTCAACGCGCTGCTGTACGAGATCCATTGCATCAGCCATTAGTGGATCTCCTGCGCTTCGTTCTGGATTGCTTCAGCAGTTACACGCAGCAGTTCTGCCGCTTCGACGTGGTTTAGCTGGCGGGATGTGATATGACACGCCAGGCTATCAAGGCGAGCTGCCATTGCTTCAGCCCTTGCCCGGCGTTCTTCCAGACGAGCCTCTGTCAGTAAAATATTAAGCCCTGCGTCATCCGGTCCGGTTTTAGTCGAGAGGGTTTCAATATTACGCATAATCAATTCTCCTGAATTTAGATAAAGGGATGCCCGGCGGGTTTACGCCATTAATTTCATTAGTTGGTTAATTCGGCATGGTTAGCCGTCTGGGAAATAAGCTCACCACTGCACGAAAATGATTCATTGCTTTAATCAACTCCCGCTTTTCGTCAGTGGTCAGCTCATTAATGCTGATGCTATGACGTTCAGCTGGAATTTTTGCCATAAAGAATATGGCAGCCAGTGCCCGTTTATTTTGTTCATTATTGATATCCCGTGGATCACGCATATCTTTAATAAACCGCTCAAGCTCTGACTCAATATTAAGGCCAAATACTTTCGCCCTTAACTCCGCAATATGATTAAGTCCATTCAGGCGTTCACCGGGGCTTAATGGAACAGTCGCTGCAGCGCCATTAATTGCCATAATTCATATCCCCAAAACGCAACTATTGTTCTTTGTTCTTACGGTAACGTTCGAGAGGAGATACATTTTTTCGTATCGTTTCTTTAACCTGCTCTCCCCGTAAAAACGTCCCATCCTTTAGCGTGAAAAAGTAACTGCCATCGCCCGACAACGACGGATAACAACAGAGCAAATCATCTTCAGGTACTGAATAACTCTCCCCTCTGTAACGAAACTGATAAACCACTTCACTTTCCGCTGCATACATTTTGACTTTCTCCGTTTCCCCGTGGTCAATTCAGACAGCAATTCATCTTGTGAACGGCACGGATGCCAGCGTTTACCATCCTCACCCATGATCCAGCCGTGACCGTAGTGCATTGCCGGGCTTTGTTTTACCAGCAGCGATGCAAATGATGGTTCTTTCGTCAGCATAAGCACCTCACAGCAAACCGAATGAAGCACCGAGGCCAGTCACGGTATCAACTGCACTCGCCATCGCAGGATTAGCCTGTAAACGGGCCTGCAATGAAACAGCCGCCAGCGCCATCAGTCGTGTTACAGAGTTAATGCTGCTGATAGCATCACGACGACCGGCACAGGTTTTTACATCGCCAGATACCGCACCTGCAGCAACACGCCCGATCTCTGCGGTTGCACTCATGACGTAATGTGGCAGTTTCTCTTTTGCCACCTCATTAATCGGTACACATGGCAGACAATGAATCTGTGCCAGAAAACCATCTACCAGCGTTGAATCTTCAGTCAGATCGGTAAGCAGCCAGATTTCTGGTGCGGTTAATAAATGAGGCTGAGCTGGGTTCAGCTTGTTCCGCAGAATCTGTACATTCATGCCTGCACGTTCTGCCAGTTGCACCAGGTTGTGACGCAGTGCAAAAGCCCTACAGGCTTCATCGAAATGCGGATGTTTGGAAATCTTGTAATCAAACATGGTGCCCCCTTAGAAAGTTCCCATAATTGAACTTACTTACCAACAATGACGCGGAAGTTGGAATGACCGAGGGATTCACGGACCTGATCAGTTTTGTACATCAGATAACGAAGGTTTACGCGGCCTTTATTTTTTTCTTTCTTGACCATGTATTTAGCAAGCTGACCATGGTGAATTTTTTGATACACGGAGCCGCGGGAGATACCTTCCCATTCCGCGAACTCTGCAGGCGTAGCCATCTCTTTTGGTACACGAATTGAAATATCAGTGCTCATAGTGCAGTATCTCCCGATTAAGGTTTGGTTTACGTCGTTTTATCTCGTTTTAATTGATTCAATATTTGATACATCGAGATACTACGATCCAATATTTGATACGTCAACAGGATTAAAAAATGATACAGGTAAAGGCTGGAGAGAATACAGGGGGAAGAGAAGCTATCCATAGACTAATGGCAGCCTATGATTTCAAGTCCAGACAGCAACTTTGCGATCACTTAGGCGCATCAAAAAGCACCATGGCAAACAGATACTTAAGAGATAGTTTTCCTGCAGAGTGGGTGATTCAGTGCGCCTTGGAAACAGGAGTTTCTTTACTGTGGCTAACCACCGGACAGGGGGAGCCAGGTCCAAACATTGAACCCAAAAAAAATATCAATTCCGTGAACTCCAGCAAGGTTGTACCTCTTTCTGAACTAGTATCTCCTGAAATTGACAAGGCGACTCTCAACGGTGGTTTATTGGTCGATGCTGGAAAAGCAATCATTGATAGCAGCATACTCCCCTCAGACTCAAGCAACCTACTGCTGGTGACTACTTCTGGTGATTCTTATTTAATAGATCGCAACCAAACACCACCAGTGAATGGTATGTGGTTAGTCGATATCGACGGGATAAAAAGCATTGTTAAATTGACTCGACTCCCGGGAAACAGATTAGTAGTGCATCAGGATGATTCATCGTTTGAGTGTGGCCTGGGTGACATTGAGGTAGTAGGCCGTGCACTGAAAATCATTAAGAGCCTTTGATATGACCATCAGAAAACAGCCGAACGGAAAATGGTTGTGTGAGTGCTATCCCAATGGACGCAATGGCAAGCGCGTGCGTAAGCAATTTGCCACGAAAGGCGAAGCCATAGCATTCGAAAACTTCACCATGAACGAAGTAAACAAAAAGCCATGGCTTGGTGAGAAGGAAGATCGGCGGCGATTATCAGAAGTGATTGAGCAGTGGTATTCCCTATATGGTCAAACACTCGCAGACCCCAAACGCCTGATGGCGAAACTTAGAATTATCTGTAATGGTCTAGGCGATCCCATCGCCTCTGAGCTGACAGCAGGTGATTTCACAAAATATCGGGAAGCCAGATTAAAGGGGGAGGTCCAAAATGAAGACGGCTCGTTCATGTCACCCGTTAAGCCCCGCACGGTAAACCTTGAACAGCGCAACCTATCATCTGTTTTTGGTACACTGAAAAAGCTGGGCCACTGGTCAGCCCCCAACCCGCTTGCCGGGCTTCCAACATTTAAAATTACGGAGGGTGAACTGGCGTTCCTAACCCCGGAGGAAATTAAACGTCTGCTGGATGCCTGTGCTGATTCTCAAAGCCCCAGTCTGCTAATGATTGCAAAAATATGCCTAGCAACCGGTGCTCGTTGGAGTGAAGCTGAAAACCTGCAGGGCCATCAACTATCGAAATACCGGATTACCTATACAAAGACCAAGGGTAAAAAAAACCGTACCGTACCGATATCTCAGGATCTGTACAACGAGCTACCCAAAAACCGAGGGAAATTATTCACACCATGCAGAAAAGCCTTTGAACGGGCGGTAAAACGGGCCGCTATTGAACTACCGGAAGGCCAATGCACCCACGTCCTGCGCCATACATTTGCCAGCCATTTTATGATGAACGGTGGGAACATACTCGTTTTACGTGATATTTTAGGGCACTCAGATATTAAAATGACGATGATTTATGCACACTTCTCTCCAGACCACCTGGAGGATGCAGTAACAAAAAACCCTCTTTATAACTTAATTTAAGTAAACAATGGATCATGAACATAAACGAGATAATTAAGTATTCTGTCGCGATAATTACCCCGATCATACAGATGCTCGCGGTAAGATCCGGCTGGGTTTTCCCCAAAGATAAGATTTTCAACTCGCGCAAAAACATTAGCGAGTTTGCATACAATCTATATAAGAATACTGAAGATCCCAAAATCAAGAAAGTTGCATATAATTATGGTATTGCTGCAATAACAAAAGATAAGAACCTAACTCCAGAACAGAGAGAGATTCTTTTAGGTGTTAACGATCCAGTTAATGACATTGATAACTATAGCAAGTGTCAAAAACTAATTTCTATTAGTAGTGAAAAACAAATATTTAAATGGACAAAAAAAAGATATCGCTTTTGGATATATAGAAAATCTATAAAGCTGATAAGCTTAACATTCTATTTTATTGGCGGTTTTATAACTTCCATACCTTTTGTATACGAAGGATTAGTAACCCAACATATTTTAGAGAAAATTAATAAACTTACTGATATGCAAAGATTAGGAATGTCCAGCTACTTTTTTGCACTTGGGATTTGTATAGCACTGATGAACCTGCATAAATTTTCGACTATTCGTATCGCTGAAAAAACCATAAGATCTAATCTCCGTAAACCCACAGATTTCAACTCAAGCAGCGGATAATGTGGCGACAGATTGGCGACAGAGCATTAAAAATGAGTAAAACGGACAAACATAAGATAATACTAACTTGATGATTTTAAACGCAAGTTAATGTTTTTGTTATAGTGAAAATGGTATGTAGGAATTTCGGACGCGGGTTCAACTCCCGCCAGCCAATCATGATTGGACGGTGTAAGGACAACACCAACAAAAACAGGAAGTTAGAAGTCTCAGCAAAACACCGACCAGACGGTGAGGAGACATAAAAGGATACGCAAAGGAGCCGCGGCTCCTGGTAACATGAAAGCCCACAGATGTGGGCTTTTTCGTTGATGGTCAGAACGACCAGTTCACACCAGCTACCGCGTTCCACGGGGATTCCACACCGGCACTATGGCTATACCCCACCCCAAGATGCCCGCTTAACGTACTGCTGAATGAGGCTTTAATACCTGCCTGGTATATTCCACGTCTGCCCGACAAATAATTGACGAAATTACCGTCACTATTCACTTTCACCCGGTTATCATCGACAAATTCTTTGCGCACAGCCGCCTTCAGCCACGGCTCAACTTCCATACCGTTCCCCAGACGCATGTTGTAACTCAGCGTTGCGCCCAGTTCACGATATATACTGCGGGTATCGACTGATTTCGATTTCATGCCATTGGATAAATGATATTCGGGGTTATCAGCGGTGAACCCCGTTAACGATGCATACGGCGTCAGGTTCCAGTTACCATCGGTAAATCGCATCCCGGTTTCAATGTGACCGCCCAGCCCGTTGCTGTGGTAACTGCCATTGGCGGCTCCACCGCTGCTCATTTTACCTGCTACGTTACTTTTAAAACGGTTCAGCTTCACGACACCGTCCAGATAGAAACCACTTTCATGTTCCCAACTGGCATAGCCGCCCAGAGAATAACTGCCCACACTGCCATGTCCTCCGCGATCAAAACCGATATGTGAATGGGAATAGCCCATAAAAGCGCCTAGCGTGGTAATTCCTTCAGGAATATCATTACGGCTGTCGATCCCCACTGTCATTCCGGTCAGCGTCTGCTCAAACCCGGCACCCGCATCGGTGGTGACATTATTACGGGTGTTATACGTCGCCCCCCAGACATTATTGTTGTGTGGACTCGCTTTCATTATGTTCAACCGCTCGCGAATACTGTTTAGCTCAGCATCAAATACCAACGGTAATGTTGCTGCCATATTGAGTACGGCTGCCGTAGAAGGCGTAATGCGTTTCTCCGGAACGGGTGTCGGCGTTGGATCGGGAGTAGGGTCTGGTTTTGGATTTGGGTCTGGCTTTGGATCGGGTTTTGGGTCTGGCTTTGGATTTGGGATGGGGTCCGGGTTGGGTTTGACATCATTGGTCAGGTTCCAGTTGCTGTTGCCGTCACTTTTCAGGACATACTCATAGGTCCCAAGATCAACGAAACCGCCGGTATTGCCCAGCGTAAACGAAGCATCCCCTCCCCCTGTTTTCACCAGCGTCATCGCGTCGTCAGACTGTGGGCTGACGCCGGTATCCTGAACAAAGATTTTAAAATTACCAGTGGCGTTGTTGTTGACGACCAGTTGATCGCCCCGGGAGCCTGCAACGTTGGTATGCAGGTAGAAATTACCGCTACCGGAAAGTTCATTGGTTGTCAGCGTATTGTAGATACCGTTAGTTGTGGCAGGCGCTGCTGTTTGTGCTGACAAATAAACATCACCGTCGTTGAGTAGCAAACTGTTTACTCTATATTCGCAGTTGCTGGTACCTGCACAGGAATTATTGCTGTTAAGCCAGACACTGCCCCGGCTGGCAGCCGTCAGGTCGGCAAGCGTGGTATCGACGCCATTTCCCAGAGTCAATGTCGCGCTATCGGTAATCCGGACCGCCCCTTCGAGTTTAACTGGCGTAACATTATCCCGTGGCGTCATTAACGACAGGCTTCCTGTCGCGCCACTGACCGATGCATCCGCCAGCGTACCTGCGTAGACGATTGCCGTACCGCCAGCGACCTGGAGATCTTCTGCCCGGGCCAGAGCCTGAAACTCATCTTTTGACCGCCCAAGGGTATATTGCCCGCCAGAGTTAACCTTTGTGGCGGAGTCCTGACCCAGGTTTTGCATTGCCCCACCCTTGCCAACCGTGGAGTCGCGAGCTTCGGTACCTGCTAATACCAATAAATTACCGCCATTTTCCAGCAACATATTGGTCGCTAAATTGCCGGAAATGGAAAAAGTACCGTACTGGTGAGTACCGCTGATTTCAATACCGTTAGCCGTGCTCGTCTGGAGAGCGGCACCGCTGTTCTGGACGATATCTGTCGCTTTGCCATTATCGTTGACTGTCAGCGTACCGCCTTCATTGATCTTTGTTTTTATTGCCTCTCCGTTAGCTGAAACTGTTTGTATTCCGCCGTCGTTAATTGTTGTCTCATTCGCCACACCCTCGACAATTTGTTCACCGCCGGTGAGCGTCGTGCCTGTCGCAGTGGCTTTTGTTTTGACGATCTCCCGTCCGCCCATATTGACCTGTGTTTTGTCAGAAGAGGTGTCTGACTCCACGGTTAACACGCCGCCATTTGCCAGCAGGATATTGTTCGCCGCACCCTGCTCGATGCTGAACGCGACGCCATCCGCGCGTGTTCCTGTGACCCGCGTCGCCCTGGTGGTTGCAACCAAAGCGCCCTGGCTACTCTGCTGTATCCCCGTTGCGCTGCCTTTCTCCCGCACATCGAGTGTGCCGCCGTCATTAAGCACCGAGTTTTCAGCCAGACCGCCCTCATTAACTACCTGTGAACCCCCATTAATAATGGAACCTTCCGCTGTCCCGTTTGCCATAATTTGTTGTAGGCCAGAGACGATATCGGTATTGATTGCCTTACCATAATTCTGAACGGTTTGCGTGCCACCATTGATGTGTGTTTTCTCTGTTGACCCACCATCAACAATTTGTTCACCACTTTCGATATTTGCTTCAGTGGCTAAACCATATACCGTTTGCTTGCCACCTTTGATATTTGCTTTATCAGAAGTGGCACTGGCATATATTGTTTGGGTGCCAGCACTATTGAGTACAGTGCCAACATCTTTTCCATAAACATCCATTTTGCCGTTGGCATTAATAATCGTGTCAACTGCGCGGGAACCAGTGACGACTGTTAATGAGCCAGCGTTTTCCAGCACTACATTTTTAGCTTCTGAATTCCTGATGTAGAAAGCATCACCATAACTGTTGGTTCCTTCGATAAGTGTTCCGGAGGTCGTGGAAGCAATTAATGCGCCGCCGGATTGTTGCTCAACATGCTTAGCCTCACCACCGTCCTGAACCTCCAGAACGCCGCCATTATTAAGTCTGGTGCTATCTGTTTTAGCCTCCTTCTGGACAATCAGCTTACCGCCAGTATCAATGGTAGTATTTTTCGCCGAGGTTTTAGCCACTACCGTCAGTTCGCCGGTATTTTCCAGCACAACATAATTAGCCTCCCCTCCGGTAATAGTGAAGTGAGAGAGCTTGTTGTATCCTTCGATATCAGTCCCTGCACCCGTGTTGGCAACTAAAGCACCGCCCGTCTCCTGGTTAACCCCATGTGCAATACCGCCGGTATAGACAATCAGCGAGCCTCCGGCGCTAATATTGCTGCCAATTGCCGTACCATCTTTCTCAACAACCTGCCGGCTCCCGGAGGATATAATTGTTGTGTCAGCTTTCCCGCCGCTTTTGATATTTTGCGTTCCGCTGTTGATATTGGTGCCTGTGGCTATGCCATAATTATTAATATTCTGTGTGCCACCATTAATTATGGTATTTGTCGCGTTTCCTGCAACATCCATAACCCCGCCATTATCTATTCGGGTCGCATCAGCTTTAGCATTGGTTAAAACTGACATTGTTCCTTTATCTTTAATAATCGTCTTGTTTGCCGAACCATATGCGTTTATGTCTAAATGACCACCGTTTTCCAGCAACACATTGTCTGCCACGTGATTGTGGATGGAGAATGCACCTTCACTATTCGTACCGCTCACCGTCGTACCGTTAGTGTTAGTTTTTAAAATTGCACCATCGTGCTGGGTAACATTTGTTGCCGTACCACCACTAACATCAAGCACGCCACCAGAATAAACTTCAATAACATCCGAGGTGCTGGTGTTATCAACAATTTGCGTGCCACCAGAATAGATATGCGTATTTTTTGCCGTTGACTTACTATTCAGAGACTGAGTTCCGCCTTCAATCGTCGTGTCCAGCGCACGGCTCTCATATACTCTTTGCTCACCGCCATTTTTAATGGTTGTTGTTTCTACTGTGCTCTGTTCAACATACTGTCGACCACCATTTATGGTTGTGTTCGTTGCCAGACTTCCTTGTACTACGTCCTGAGAGCCAGACTTATTTATCGTTGTACCATCAGCATGCCCTTGAACTTTTACTATCTGGCTACCACCATCAATGAGTATTCCATTCGCACTCCCTCCCTCTACGCGTGAAGCACCGCCCTTAATTGTCGTTCCATTGCTGATACCCCCTTTATAAACGTCCTGATTGCCACTCTCGATTGTCGTACCTGTGGAAATACCCCCGTCATGAATTGACTGTCTGCCACCGTTAATGGTTGTATTATTAGCCTGCCCCACAAAATTGTTATGACTTCCTATATCTTGATATCCACCAGATTCAATAAGACTTCCATTAGATACCCCGCCATGAACATTCTGCTGGCCATGGTTGATAATATGAGTGTTATTTGTTGTACCTCGTTCATCCACTTTTTGGTTGCCATCTACAGTCTCATCGTTTACCACACCAATAACATTAGTAGTGAAGGCAGCCATCCCGGGCGGGGCATATATCAAGGCAGATATCAATAAGGAAAGTACTGAGCGGCGACAATAATAGGGACTGGTCCTGTTCATAAATTTCATCCTCTGAAAAGTGAATACTGAGTAGCGTTTAAGCGACCTTAGCTTTGCTGCAACATCAGCCCACAGGCACCAGACCAGGGGATTCATCCTGAAGAGACAGCGCAAGTGTATTGTGTTCACCGCTCATCAAAGACATCATGATGAAATGATGATATTCCGCATAAGAATGAGGCATTTTTTAAACGCAGTGCGCTGAAGTGTGGTTGGATAAAAAAGTCAATCCATTCAGGAAATACGGGCGTATTCTTTTCTTTCGACAATGAGGCCGTTGGCAAAATAAAATGATTTACATAATCGTTTCTGATGAATATCTTCTGCTCACATAAAAATCACACAATAACTTTGAGATCGCAGATTGTTTTACTTTTACAGCATTCGTCCCCCCATTGTTGGGCAAATATAGATTGGGCCAGAGCACGAAAGTTAATACCACGTTCGCACAGCTCCTCCAACAGCACGACAAGATGCCACATACTGCGCCCCAGTCGGTTCAGTTTACAGACTAGCAGTGCGTTCCCTGCCGATGATGTCCTGACCAGTTTTTTCAGTCCGGACCTCCTGCCACGGTTTTACGTTGAAGTGGTAACCCTGAGCACGCAGTTCTTCAGTCAGGCGTGGTACACCGTAACGCTGTTATTGCTGGGTAAGATCAAAAAACTTTCAGGCAGCTAAGGAAAGTTGAACCAGACATTAGATGAAATATTTCAACCAATTACAGCACCAATTCAGTCACTGCCAGCCCACCAAATAAATCAAGGGGTTACATGAAAACGTAGCCCCTTTTTCTTTGGTAGTGACACTAAAATGGATGTAGTGTGAAGAATAATCCCGTTTACTCAATCAATAATACATATTGTTTCAATCTACGTTATTATCTCTTTGTAAAAATTGCCATTTATTAATCATTGAAAACTGCTTTTAGAACTTGATACAACGGGACTAGTCACAACAGGACTATTCTCAACGGGATCATCCTCAGAGGAACTATCATCAAAGTCATCATCCATAAATAAAATATCATCGAATGGTGCCACGCCCGTGATGAGTTTTATTTTATTATTACGATCAGTCAATACTCCACTTAAACCGTTTTCGCTCACAGGTTTTAATGATTTTTCATTACTCTTGTTGTAAGCAGGCGCATTAAAAATACACGGAGTATCAACATCAAACAATGACGTTCCCCAGTTCACATATTGAATATCATAGTTACTGAAGTTCTGTCCAGAAAAGAAGCACCCCTTAAAATCCAATCCACGTAAATTATATAAACCACCCTCTTCTTTTTGGAGAGTAATGTTAATTTTGGCTATCTCCCGGACATCATCGCCATTTTTGTATTTGAATACCGTTTCAAGATGTTCTCCAGACAGCTTGACTTCAGGAAATAATTTGAAATCAAAGCCTATATTATTATGTGTCAACGTAGATGAACAAAAAATGGAAAAAGCTTGCAGTGCTGAATTATAGCTATCGATTTTATCTTGAGGCTGAGCTCTTGGTAAAAACTTATAGCAACACTCATAAAAATTAAACAGAAGCTCTGAAGACCTTGTATTTTTATCAAATAATACCCCCTTGAACTCATTCACAAACGCATCTTTTTTTTCTTGAATATCTATGGGGTGTTCCTTTGACTCTGACAAAGATGAAATCTCATCTATTTTGTTTTCATATGAATTACGTGATTCCATACAGACATTTGGCGGCGTTTCTAAAATAACACTACGCGTACTACTTGGCTTAAGTAAACCAACATGAAAATCACTTTTTCTTATATTATCGAAAAGGTTCTATTCATTTCTTTTAGCGCATTCAAAAAACTGATCGGCATTATTTTTATTCGATAATTTTTTAGTTTCAGAAAACACATTTTCATTGTTTTCCAGCTTTAGTTTAATGAGAAGATTTTCCCAGACCTGCTTGCTTAAACATATTACGTCAGGCTCACCAGAACTAACTAACTCGTGATTATTATTAAAGTGTACGTTGAATACCTTTAAGTTATTTTCACCAACTTCATATTTAATACGTTTTAATTGTTCTCCAGCTCCCATAATGACAAAGGCGTTGCCTTCTTGATATATACATTCAGACATCATTTTTTGTAAAGTTTCAAGAGCACCGCGATACGTCTCTGATGCAGCTTCCTGGTAATGACTCCAACTTATTGATAGTGTTTTATGTTCAGATAATGCCCGATGACTTTGTCATGC